TCAGGAAACAAACGACCAGCGGTTCGTCCATAAGTCAGACGAATGTCGTTTCCTTCCATTATATCTGTAATATCCCCGTAATCAGGGTCAAACAGAATATTAAGAAGTTGTTCGTAAATGGTCTTGCTATAACCATAGACACGAGGACCAGAAGTCTCTTGCCCACGAACAATCACAGGCGAAAAGAAGCGTTGCTTTGCGAAAAGCTTTTTGGCTTCGTCGCCAGCGCCAGGGGTGCCATTTTGACCTTCGTTCCAAAGATTGGAAGCGAAGTCACAAATAGGACAAGACTCGCCAAAGTTACGCTTAGGACACATAACGGATTGATTCTTCCCGTTAATGTTCATATAATGAAAGTGATAGTCCTTAAACGGATCACCATCTGCTGTCGGCAGAACACGAATAGTCTGCTCTCCTTCTTGTGGCTTCCAAAAAACAGATGAGCTACTCCCCTTTCCGTTTCCTTTTAGGTTAGCCAGTTTCGCTTTCATTTTGTCAAGATCTAAAGCCATAATTCCCTCCTTTAGTCAATGTTGAAATTAAACACAGTATAGCGTGTTTTTTTAAGGTTGTAAAGACTTTTTTTCATTTTCTCGGTATTGGATTATTGATGTGTTAGCTATGCAATACACATAGTCTTCCTCATAATCTGTGGCGTAAACACCATATGATACGTCAACGTCCTCTTCTCTTTTTACATTTTCTGTAATCTTCCTCATTAAAGTTCCGTCAGTTTCTAATCTCTCTCGATTGATAGCGTAATAATACTTTATCTCTTTGATGTTATCAAGAGGAAAAAACATACTTCTTTCATTTTCTAAATTAGAAATACCAATAGTTGAAATTCTTGTATGCTCTCTTGGTTCTGCGGTATTTTCAATAACTGGGTTGTTGTTATTATACACATTAATCATATGAAACGATGAAACAATTAGTTGATTTAGTCTGTCATTATATCCTATGATTGGAATATCGCCAAGGACATTTTCAAGTTGAGGATTAGAAACCAAATATATTCTCTCAAACAAACCAGATCGAGCATATTCTTGAAATACATAATATGTTGTCCGCTCTTGAAGCTTACGAGTTCCAGAAAGAATATTATAATCAGGCTCGATATAGAGAACATTGATCTTACAATGCCTCAACTGCTGTAAGATTCGTAGAGCAGCACCAGAAACATTTCCTGACCCACCAACGATAAATAACACCTCGCCACAGACACCACTAAAAAAGTTTGACAAGTTACCAATATGTGCCTCGTATTGTTCTGGTGAATCAAACTTCGGCAGAAAATAACATCCCTTGCCATAAATATCATTATCTATTTTATAGACAGAATATTGTGGGTATTGTGCAAAACAATCCGCAATGTTACATCCGGCAGAACCCAAACCTATCACAGTTTCCATTTTTTCATCTCTCCAAAATTCGTCCCAATATTTACGTTAGTTAAGTATTGGCCAAGTTCTGTATTAGAGAACATTGTAACCAATTCTTGTACAATATTTAAGTCTTTTTTATCAAAGTCTATCACTAGGCTATCGTGTAAGCTAAAAGCAACAAACGATGATTTAGTCTTCAAATAATTGCTTATTTTTATCATCTGCTTCATAAACAAGTCAGATGTTGTGCTCTGAATAATATAATTGAATGCGTGATAATCATCTGATTCTATTTCTCTTTTAAAGATGGTTTTTACCTTACCATTGGAAAAGAAACGATCCTTTACCTTACCTCGATCATAATAACGTTTCGTTAACTTGTCATCTGAATTAGGATTGTAGAGCCACGCAAACATTCTTTTTTTAGCTTGTTCTCTTGTTCCGGCTCCACGATATACATTCTTGACATTCCATTCGTGAATATCAATGGCTGGTTGCGTCTGACCTGTCAAAGCCAACACAGTTCTCAACTCAGCAGCGTTAAAATCCAACTCCAAAAAGCAATCGTTGGTTGGCTTAATAATGTTACGAAACTCTCGCTTCATTGTGAGAATTGGGAAACTACCTGGGCCTGATGCCAATCGCCCTGTCTTTGTCCCGTATATATTATAATTGATATACGCATTTGAAGTATCGTGCTTTCTCACAAGCTCTCTAAGTCTTGGAGTCATTGTCACGCCTTCAAGATCCACATTTAAGTTCTGGTACTTAATCTTATTAGCTATCTTTGTCATCTCCAAGATTAAATCGTAATTGGCTGGTCTCTTGTAATTTGCAAAGACGTGCCCTGTAATGCGGTTCCGTAGGTCGTAATATACAAGAAGATATCGCTCTGGGACAAGATCAAAGAAACAGTTTTGTCGTAGATCAATCTTTGCCTCAACAAACGAGCGATGATAAGCTTTCATACGATTATTTATTTTATCCCAATCTTCTTTTATATGGTCGGGACAAACTTCATCCAACGTCTTTCCACCACAATATATCTTTGCATATTCAATGGGCTCATCTTTTAAAAATGCCGAATAGCCCCACGTCTTGGTAAGCTCACCAGGCAACTCTTGAGTTATCTCACCATCAGTATAGATGGCAATACATTCTTCTTTGTCGTCTAGTGTTTGGAACAGCATAACATAAAACTCCGACGCCTGGGCTTGAACCAGGAACCTAGTGGTTAACAGCCACCCGCTCTGCCAATTGAGCTACGTCGGACTGTTCAGAACATTATAATGGGAGCTTTGCCCGCTGTCAAGAGATTTTTTTCTTCTTCTTTTAAAGAAATGAACTTTTCCACTTGTTCCTTCATATGAGCCGCTATCCTGTCTGTAATATTTGCAATGGTAGTTTCAGTCCCAGATGAATAGTATATATTATTTATTTCAGTTAGTTCACTTTTTACACGGTGCCTAGTTGTGTCTATTTGTGCCTCTCTTAATCGAAGTTGATAATAAAAATGAATCCAAAAAAGATCATTATATTTCCTTTGTAATTCCCCCATTGCAACCTGGCGTCTAGTTGTTTTTCTTGACAACACTCTGTCATCACAAACTTTTGAAGTTATAACCAGGGGCTCTTGATTAACAAAAGAATTGTAAAATTCCAAAGCAAATGTTTTCAAAGATTCTAGGTCTGTTTCCTCTGGAAAATAATAATAATTTTCAAACACACTATCGACACTATACCCATCTGGGAAATATCTGTCAATAATTTGCACCAACTTATCATTATTTTGCCAAGCATTAGAGGTCAAGTTTGCAACCAACCTCCAAGGTATATTTACATCAACATAAAATCCAAACTTTTTAACAACATCAAAATATGTTTGTATTTGACTATCTGAAAAATAACCAAACAATTTTTTAGCATCATCAGATTTATCTTTTTCTTTTGCGATTTCAATCACCAAACCACTCGTTGAGTGGGGGCAAAACGTGCTTGTTATAAAACCAGACTTTGTTAAAGGGATGCCTTGCTCCGTAATCTTATTAATAAAATTTATGAATATAGGAAGATAGTTATCAAAGTTCTTAATCTGTCTGTGTAGTTTTCCCTGGTTGGCTAACAAATATTTGTTAACAAACATATCATACAGAGACCTGATATGGTTTTCATATAGTCCGTTGGTCCCCTCCCACCCCTTATGTGCCTCAAGGGGGTGAAAAAAAGAACCAGGAACGATTTTTTTCTTTACTTCTAGGTCTCTAAAATACTGATTCATTGCATTAAACGCATCAGCAACAAAATTTAGAGCATATACTTTCCCTCGACCCCCATCATTAACTTTGATCTTGTTTCCCGGCTCCTTGAGAGGGAGTTGTCTAACATTCAACTCACGAACATCTGTTGATAACGGGAACATAGGAAGGAAACCTGAATCAACTTTGCCATATAAGGGCTTAGAATACCACAAGTCTATAAAATCAGCACCATATTGTTTTTTTACTTGCTCAGAGTACAGTTTCTTACCATAAAATAAGATTCCTGATTTATTTATCTTATTATTGCTATTGTAGGCTAGTAAACTCACGCTTGTGGGCCTCCAGACGTGGTGATACCCCTAGATTGGGCCGCAGCACGGCTTACTTGTGCCTCGCTTCGCCGCCGCCTTTCAGGTCTTGTGGCTTGTTGTCTTTCAACTGCACGACCTTGTATAGCCTCTGCACCACTAGCTGCATTAGCAAGAGATTCTTGTAAAGTTTGCTGGGCTGTGCGTTCATTGGCTATCTCCATCCCGGCAAGTGAAATCGCCATATCACCAACACCGAAATCTGAACAACTGCCATCCCTACCAGATCTTCTAATTTTAAATCCACTGTGTATCCAGCTGCATTCTAAAATTGTTTCAAAAGTACCCATCTCAATAATATTTTCTACTTTTATTATTTGAAAATAACCACCAAGACCCAGCTTTGTGGTTAAAGCCTCCGCACTAGCTACCGTGTTTATACCAACCATTGAGGGGTTTATATATATGTGTTGGCCTGGGTAAAAGAAAGTATTGCCATACATAGTCACAGTGGCGTTATACCTCATACGCAACTGATCAAGCTGGTTCAACTCTCCAGCAGAAGCCATCCTTGCTTCAACTTGGTATTCCTGATCAATTCTTGTAAAGTTGATTGACTTTACAAGGCCCCGATCACTGCCAAGGTTTAGATGATAAATACCATTTTCTGCATCCTCAGTTGCGACTTGCAAATACCCACCTGGGGTACTGCCAATATCAATGTCAAATATTCTCCCTTGAGTTTCGTTTCGTACCCTATTTTGATATAAAACTATGTTCATATAGTCGTCAAATTCTGCCCCTGGTACATTGTCTAACAAGCTAAACGGATTATTAGGATCTCTAAGTGATGCCACAAGAGAACTGTACTGGATGTTACCTGGGACAATAAAATTAGCATCTGCTCTAACAAGCAAACCTTTATGAGCCGTGTAGAATTCAGGCATCACATTCAAACCCTCTTGAACCAAAGTGAACTCTCCAGCCGGATCTAAAACACAATCCCCACCAAAAGCGTTAACTATTAATCTATTAAACACACTCCTAATAAAAGACCTCAAACTCATAGTGGTTCTTCTTGGTTCAATTATCTCCTGCATAAACCACATAGAAAACAATTCTGTTGAAATTGGAATATGCGGTATAGGAACCGTCACTGGATCTGAGCCAGGTCTTTGAGGATCTACATATTGAAAAGAGCCAAATATAATTTTAACGTTACTCTCCGCAAGCCAAGACAACAATGGCCTTGCCACCACGTCAATTATATCTCCAAAAAACATAAATTCTACCGGCACAGTGCCTGGTTGTGGTCCAGTTTCCACCAAAGTTCTCGCTATTTGGGCGGCATTTTGATAAGCCTCATTTGATGTTGCTTCAGTCAATGGGGGCATTGCCGCAGCGATTATGCCAGCACCAAACTGAGTTTCCTCTGGTGTGGCAGTGGGATCCGAACCCACACCGGCAGATACACCAAAATCTCTATCAACAGTAAAATCTGTGCTCCCATAAAATCTAGCTGTAGCTATCATCCTTCTTAATGATCTTGCATTGAACTCTTCCGGTGGTGTTTCTCCCTCTGGTGTGTTGGCTTGTGCCCGCGCTGTGGCTGTAATACTGTCTGTCCCAAATGTAGTTCCAGCAGCTACTTCAGAGGACGCAGGGGTAGTTGCTTCGGTCACAGCAGTACGAAATGCACCAAAAAAACCGCCCTGAGAATTAGCTGCGCCGGGCGTATCTCCAAAATTATAATTTGATGCAAACCCTAAGCTTTCAGACCTTACATTACATCGATAAACTTTATTTGATAACAGTAAGTTTTGATATATTTGCTGATAAGCCCGAGTCTTATCACGATTCTGTGCCGACTGTAATTCGGCTTGTTGTTCCGCTCTAGATGAAGCCAAGCTTTCACGAAGCTCATTTAAGTCCTGAGCGCTATCAGAAGCAAGACCAGAATTTTCAAGCAGACTTTGCAGTACGGGATTAGCACCGCAACTATTTGAATTTAATTGCTGCGTTCTTCTAATTCCAGCTTCAGTTAATTGAACCTGACTTCTAGCAGCGTTTGTCTCTGCACTCGTTTGAACTCTTAGAATGTCTGAATTATCTGCAGAAAACGTGCCCTCTACAATCGCTTGGTATTCAGCAGTTAACTCTATTGAACCATTTTGTTCAAAATTTAAGTCGTGCCTTAAAAGGTTTAAATACATAACTTTTTTGCTGGCTGTTAATATATCATTTATTTTTTCTATATCTACAGAATCTTGAGATGATATTTCGTCAAATATCCCCTCATTACCAGGGATGTTGGGAAGAAAATTCCAACCAGCCACAACTTTAATTCTAAAATAGTTTGGATTATACACTCTTTGAAGATTGGCAAATTGCGGATCATTTGCATTTACTTGGTACATTGGTTCGTAAATGATGAGATCACTATATCGATAGGTTTTTGACGGCATAAGAGGTGATTCTCTCAACTGTTCAAATTCTGATATGTCGTTAAAATATAAAGTTAAATCTAACTTGATGTTGTTTTCAACTTCAGCAGGGTTAACACCAAGAAACTGCCAATTCATACTTTTAAGCCCAACGCCGCCTGCTCGCCCCCTCCTTCGTGCCATTATGTCTTCGACTTTATTTCTATCTAATTTATCGTCAAAAAGAAACTCTATTTCCTCATTTGGTGGCGTTCCACTACCACCCTCGATATTGGCTGCCGCAGCAGCAGAGTGAAGCTGACTAGTGCTTGTTGGGTCAGTGCCCGTTCCAGCTTCTCCTCGATCAGGACCAAAGACTTTGTAAAGCCTGACCGATGGCATAAAGTAAGAAAGTAGATAAGGCTTTACATTTAACAAATCTTGTATATCTGGTCGAGATACAAACAGGGATGTAAGATCGGCTGATGGGGCTCCGTGAATTATTGAATGTGTAAGTGGTCTTGTTAGCGGCCTAGCTCTAACTGAAGTTGAACTTAAATTGTTTAATCCCCCTGTGCCAGCAACACCAGCGACAGGCATTGTTTTCTCGTGTATTTGTAACATATTGTAAGAAAGAAAACATTGTTTTTGAAACCTTATCTCGCCCGCGACTTCTGGACTTCTTGTTAGGCTAAAACTATTCGGATCTAAGCCATATCGATCTTCTAGTCCCTGCTCTGCTCTTCTATTCCACGCAGATTGTCTAACTTCGCCACCAATACCAGCTTGTGTGGCTTGGTCTGACCAGCTTCGATAATCTTCTAAAGAGTCTGGTGGACGATTGGGTGTGCCGTATTGATTTATTGTAAATGGATCATCATCCTGGGATGATAACGCAGGCATCGCAAGGGCAACGAAAATTAACAATATGGTTGGCAGCAATAACATTGTTCAATAAGAGTCTTGCATCAAAGATAGTGCGGCTTCGAGTGGAAGAGGGATCTTAATCGCCTGACCCGTTGTCAAATGACTTTCAGTCGGGGCCTTATTGAACCAAGCGATTAACCACCACAACGTCTTGTCTCCATAATGCTTGTGAGCTAATTTATAATATCTATCACCGTGTTTCCAAACGTGATTTAAAACTGTCATATTGCGAACCTGAGCAGCGTTTGGGTAGCTCATATTCGGACTGTTATAATGATTAATAGAGTTGGCGTTTCTAGACTTGAATTGTTCACGATACATTCTCATCCTATTTAACAAAACCCTTCTGTATGTATATCTTGATGACATTCTTATCTCCCAATCACACCCCTGACATTAATATTTCTTCTTCTGCGGACTCTTTAAAAAACTCAGGCGCAGGTGTAAAGCCCCCAGCGCCAAATTCGTCATCACTATAATTAATCTCATTTGATTCATCATAAGCAAGACCAGACTCTTCAGGTGGCATAGACATTAATGACTCTGGGTCTGCAACAGGCTCAGAGGCAGCAACAGTGTTAGCTCCGGGGGGCGACACGGGTGGAACGTATCCATATTCTCCAGCATCAGTTGTTACATATGGATAATTGACACTTCCTCTTGGTTGCCCAGAAGTATTGAATCCCAAGTTTTCTGTGTGAAGAACTGTAAACGTGCAAGAAAACTTATTAACTTTAGGTAGTATTTGATCGATTCCCTGAAACACTCCAGCTTCAAAATCAGGCTTATAACTTAGTGGGCCAAGTTTTCCAACTAAGCCACCGGCTAGACCAGGCCCAGTATTACCAACAATTAAGTTAGCAAGTCGTATCCTGACCAAAGGTGGAGCCTGAATAGAAGTAGCAGAATAAACCCCACTTCCAATCTCCTCATAAACTGGATAAAGGCTTTTAATCAATCTCCTACTATGTTCTAGATTGTATTTTGCCTCTCTTAAATCCCCAGCAACAACATCAAAACTAAGATTTATTTCTCTTTTTGTACCTTCAAAAGTACAAATTGGATCCATTCGACCATAAACAGAAACGTCATTCCAAGTAGATTCATATGTGTCTTCAAAATCAGTTATAAACGCTTTGAATTGCGAAACCATTCCAGTTGGAATATGTTGAAAATAAATAAAATAGTTATGATTATTAGCGTATGCTGTTGATGCATCGTTGGCTATATTAAAACTTGGCATCCTATCCTCCTCCCCTTACAAGTTCTCGCGAGCTATCCTAACTCCTCTATTTATGGAGTTCCTAGATGCTCTATCAAATTCTCGACCATTCATCGTAAGAACAATATCTCTGTTAATAACGCCTTCCATAGCCCTAACCATTTCTCTATTTGACCTTGTATTTTCTTCTATCGCTCTTGTTGAGTTACCTGCTCTAGCCATTGCTAGGCCCGCTGCGGCATCTCCTATTCCAGCCCCAGGACCACGTATGTTTGAAGATACCGCTTGTAAATTACCGGCAGCAGCGGCAGCGGTGCCTGCCAACGCTGGTAACGACTCGGTTATTGGTGGAGACCTTCTTTCGTTCAAGGCGTCATTTGTGTCCGAGATCGCTCCCCTGGCGAGAGTGAAAACATCATACGCCAAAAGAGCACCCCCAATCCCCAACCCAATTGGCCCAAGAAAGCCAAGAGCAGCCCTACCCGCTCCTCGAAGTGCGAGCCCGCCTCCGACTCGGGCCGCTGTACGACCTGCTCCTGCTCGGGCGGCTCGACCGCGTATCCCTTGGCCAGTTGGAATCGCAGAAACGCCACCACCACCTCCACGGCGACCTCTTCCCATACCTGGACCCATTCCAATACCGCCACCCATTCGTGCGGCATTGTTTGCCCTAAGCGCTGCCGTGTTTGCTGTAATGGCTGCTGTCTCTGTTCCGTAAGCTGCCGCGCTGCGGCCAATACGACCAACACTGCCACCAAAAAGACGAGTAATCATCCTAAACGGTCGCAACAAACTAAGCATAGCAGAACTTGCCAAACCAATACCAAGTGCTAAAGGACCGAACCTTGCGATTACTGAGCCTAAAAATTGTCCAAAACCAGTGTTGATAAAGTTAGTAATTGATTCTGATATTCCACCAACAGCCGCTGTTATCTGTGGCAAGGCATCCCTTACACCTTCCAGTATGGGCAAAAATGAAACCGCAAAAGCCTGTAGCAATGATGCATACTGATCTCGTATGCTTTGTGCTTCAGCTGCTCTTTCTTCCGCTTCGCGTTCTGCTTGTTCTCGCTCTCGGAGAGTTGCAATGTTTTGTTCTAGTGTTCCACCAAATATTGCCTCTGCTTGTGTCATATCGGTTATCCCAACAGTACGAGCAATGGACATTCGCGTAAAGCGATCCATATCACTAAAACTTCTTCCCGAAAGTGACAAGGATTCTTGAAGCAATCTAATTCTATCAGCTTCATTGGCATTTAACAATTCGACTGAATTTAAAAATGGACCACCCAGCATTGAGTTTAACCGACCAGCAGCCTCTGCAGCGCCTTCAAATGTATCAAATTGAGACGCAATCCCTATTAAAGAACCCATCTCAATGTTTGTCGCCTTAGAAACCTCTGTTAGGTCCATTAAGACGTCTGTTGTTTGGCTCCCCCATTGAGCTAACATTGGCGCTGTTGCAGATAACTCCTGCATCAATCTCGCTGGTGGGACTCCGATACTTACAGCAAAATTTGCTAACTCGTCAGACGTTTCAGCTGCTTGTGTGGCAGTCATACCCAAAACTCTGACCATAGTATCTAATGATTCAGCCGCTATCTCGTTTGAGATGCCAAATTCTCCCATCAATGCCACCTGTGTGGCTAATGTTTGTTGTGCTTCCGTCGATTGAAGTGTAAAGGAAGCCATTCCAGTGAATAAGGCTTCGAATGCACTGCCAGCTTCTTCGACAGATACACCGAACTCCCTATTTCGCATAAAAACGTCTGTGATTTGTTGCCCATAATCACGACTAGCACCAGTAGCTCGCACAAAAGATGAAATAGCTTCATCTTGTGCTGAAAACAATGACACAGATTGTTCTGTGAACTTTCTAAATATTGAAGTTGCTATGTTGGTAAACGTATAAGTCTCTTTTAAATTTTTACCAACCTTTTTTAGAGTTGCAGCAAGACCCTCACCAGAAGTTGCGGCCTGAGCGAAACTTCCAACTATTGAGCCACCAGCTTCCCTAGAAACACCGGTTAATATTCCTAACGACTCAACAATTTCTTGAACAGCAGCATCACTAATTCTGGCCTTATTGGCTTGATCTTCTAAAGCCTCAGACGAAATCTCTTTAAAGTCTTCTAAAGCATCAGTAGCTTCTTGAATTCTTCTGGCATTTTCAATGGAAAAAGTACCTCTTGCCTGTGCAAGATCAGCTTCTGCTTTTTGTAAATCAATTGTAAGTTGTAATTCTTTTTGTTTTAATTCAACTATCTTTTGTAGGTTCTCTGGAGTTGCGTCTAAGGCTTCTAATGCCTCTCTTGCAACTTGCCTTTCTGCTTGGGCTCTAGCTCGGCGTCCTTGAGCACCGGCTGGGCGTGGATCGTCCTCATCCTGGCTTGCAAAAGCTGGCAAGATTATAGAAATTATAAATAATATACCTGTTGTTAACAACAACTCCATTTAATTACTTCCTACTTAAACGGCCAGTTAATGCCAGTTTTTCTTTCAAAACCTTTAACTGCCGAATCAAGCTTAGACTTACTTCTGTATGTTCTTGGATCATTTAAGCCAAACTTTTTAAAATCTTTAATATAGTTCTTTTCTGCTCCAACAGTTGAGAGGAAGGAGCGAACATCTGCCGGGTTTCCTTTCAAACGAACTGGAATTGATAAATCACCAAGGACCGCTCTCAATAGCTTCTTCATAGCAAAACCAAAACTAACTAAAAAGCTTTCGTTCATCATATTTTTTTTTACTTGTTCTAGATCAATAACAATCGGAGATAGTTCATCCATTATATTATCCTCCAACGATAATTAGTAAAGCGCGATAAAAAAAAGCCAGATCAATGATCTAGCTTCTTCTTAAATTACTTTTTCGATGCTTTTTCTATTTGTTTTCTTTCGTCTTCAAATTGCTTAACTAGTCTTTTAACGAACCAGTGTCTTAATCCGACTGGAAGGTTGTAGGCTTCAAAGAAACTCCACCCACCGTGATATTTAAGCAAAAAGAATTGCTCATATACATCTTTCATATACTCGCTACTGAGGCCAAAAAAAGTTTGCGCCAAATGGCACATTTACCTCCCCTTCGTGTCCACAATTGGAACAAACGAAGTTTTGACGCATATCAATGTTAGGAACTATTTTTTGATAAGTTGACCTCAGTCTTCTAGAATCAATGGCTGGCATATTTTGAATAAACGAATCAATGTATGTAGCATCACTAACGCCATTAACTGAGACGATTAGTTTTTTAAGTTGATCAGTCAACGCTGATTCGGGAAGTTTATTTTTTCTTTTCTTTGCAGCAAGCTTTGTCAACTCCATCTCATCGCCACCAGTCAAAAATCTAACCTCAACATCCACTTTAGACTTACTAAGATGAATCACAAGTGTCTTGTTATCAGTTAATTCCAGACCTTGGCTCTCATAGGCGTTGTATGGAACAACACCGCACTCTGTTAAATCAAAATTATAATCAACAGAGGCCCCACAAGAAGGGCACTCAACGACAGCCTGATACTCTTGCCCATACCCACTAATCCTTGCAGCTACAATAATTGCATTTTTATCACCAATAAGTAAATCATTAGCTCTAATTTTCTTATCAATAATAATATTTTCTATGAGCCGTTCAATTGCAATTCCTTTTCTTAGGAGAGCAACAGATGTTAGAGTGTCCTCGTCTTTCGCCGTCATATGGCGAATTTCGATTACACCAACATTATGCAAAGGGTGATTTTCTGGATAGAAAACTCCCTGAGATGGGAGTTCGACAAACTCTGTTGGTGTGACAAATTGTAATGGTTGTTCTGTGTGTGCTTGTTGCACAGGGGGTTGGTCGCCTTTGTTTAGATTACCTAGACGATCTTGATTGTTTCTCACCTATCACCTCATAGTTGATTGTTATGATCGGAATAAGGGTTCGATATCTGCTCTCGCCAATCGAGGGCCTTCGCCAATCTTGAAGTAATCATACCTTAAAACTAGCTCAACGTTAAGTAATTCATTACTTTCGTAGCTTAATTCTCCAAGGTCACAACTCTTAACCCAAGTATTGTAAAGAGACCAAGTTTCTAACTCACGATTGTCAGGATCAATCTGGACAATCTCTACTCGACCCAATCCAGCGCCACCCTCAGAGACCCAGCCCGATTTTGAAATCGTTCTAAAATCTCCTTGAGCAACCGCATCAGGAACAACATATCCAGACCTAACCAAAAGATTTTGCATATTAACACCAGCGTTCGGAGTAATCGAATCAACAAGAGTAACACTTACCTCTTTGTAAGTTACTCTTCCTGGGTAATAAAATGTGTGATTCAAGAATGCGTGTTCGGTTTCCGAAACGTCCCACGAAGGTCTTGAAACCTTTTTAATCAAAAACTCATCAAGAGCGTTCTCGTTGTTAATGTTGAATCGCATAATCCATCGATATGCTCTTTTTGGTTCGGTTCCTGGGTTTGCCCAAAATAATGTTGGATTGGCCATATACGTTGTCTCCTTGTTCTAAATAGTTTAGTATCTCAAAATTCTTTTTTTAATCCTCAAAAGCCGCTCCAGTTCTTGTGATAATAAAATCAAGAGCAATAAACTCGATAGCTCTTGCAGGCTTCAAGAAAATCTTGGCGTACAAGATGTTTCTATCAACTAAGTCTGGAGTAGTAGTTGTCTCATCCAGAAGCAAGCGATAGTCAGTCAAGCCAAATCTAATCTTAACACTTTCCAAAAGGGGCGTAACCAATCCCTTGAACCGGCCCCAAGTTGCTGGTACGTTTTGGTCAAACAATACCTGGTTAGACAATCTTGAAATTTCCTTCTTCAAGAAGATGAGTAGTCTTCGAACATTAATTCTATTAAGTGCCGAAGTCGAAGCATCAAGTGTCTTCTGACCGAAAATTACAATTCCTTCGTTGGGGAAGGAGGCAATCGGATTAATGTTAGCCTCGTACAGATCGTCTCTGTTATCTGACGTTAATCTTTCAGAAACGTTGGTAACAGTAAGACCAGCAGAGCCTTGGCTCAACCCGCCTCGATTAAAACCAGCCGGTGCGAACCAGATTTCGGAAGTTCTATCGGAACTTGAGAAAGTCCCAAGAGCCACAACCGAAGGCGGAACCCACAAGGCAGCATTGTTCAGCGAGTCTCGGATTTGAACCCAAGGATAGTAAGTTGCTGCGTAAGAGGAATTTTTCCTTCTAGCTTCGAACGTCGATACTACGCTAGACAAAGTTCCAACGCGACTAGTGAAGCTTGCATATTCTTTGCCTTCTTGTGGGCCTTGGTAAACTTCTGGAAGATCAATAATCGCAAATGCATCTCCTCGATCCTCACAAGTACTAATCATCAAGTCAGTTAAAGAACTGTTCGTGACACCTGGAACAACCATCAGGTTGTAATCAATTTGCTCAGGATCCGTGCAAGTGTCAATAGCTCTTCGAACCGTGTTAAAAGCGTAGTTTCCTTTAGGGGTTCCATCGGCAAGGAGCACATTTGCAACGGGGTCGGGAACTCTTTGGTTCCATCCATCCCAACCACCATACATTGGCATTGTGAATCTATTAAACCCGTGGGTTTCAATAACAGAGGTGTATGTTCCACTAAGCGAAGTTGCTGAAGTTCCTGCAGCGTGTGACCCGGAGCTATAAGTTGCAACTCCAAGATCCGCATCAACGATAAGATCGTCAAGCGTGAACCCAACTGAAATCTCTGTTGGGCCAGTGGTTGTACCACCTAACGATGCATTGTTTGGCAGGGCTCTTAGCACATCGATGTTGCTAAGATCAAATTCTGACTCACTATCACTTCTTGTTGAATCATAACCAAAATATGCTTTTGTGTCAGCCGACAACAACGAATCTGATGAATCACCTCTCAAGGCAATCGCTGGGTAGATAAAAGAGCTAGTAGCGAAATATCCACCACCGAGCATTAAGTTTGGATCTTCTTGCGGAAGGTTCTTCGGACCACTTGAAGATGCAAAAGTTGCAAGATCAGTAGCACCAAGTGTTAACGAGCCTCCAGTAAAGCCTGTATGGCTAAATCCAGCAGCGTCTGGGTCGGCGGCTTCGAGGTCTGTGTTTCCATCTGGACCTGGAATTGCTTGAATAACCGTAACAACAGCCCCAGCAGCAGATGCGTGCAATTCGTCGTGAGCGTCTAGACAACTAGCTAAGTTAGTTGCTGTCTGAGCGTTACTCGTAGCGGCTACAAAAGTTGGGCTATCCGTGTTAGTTGATGTTGTAGTGCCAGCGACGGACGCAGACACCACTGTGCCCTTGGTTGTAGTAAATACAATATTGTGGGGTGACGTCGTGGGTATATTACCAAAAGACGTAATCGTGACAGTAGCCCTCGCCTTTTCTTCTTTACCACTAATCGTGAAAGATTTTGGTCGAGTCGGTCCCCAGAAACCAAAAGGAAGGAGTCGCGTATCTGTTGAGCCTTGAGCTACCTCATTGTTCATCTCAACTCTAACAAATCTAGAAATATTGGGATGCTCCCCATAGACTCTAAACCTTCTCTCCGTATCATCCCATTGAGCAAACTGATCGCCAATCTTCTTGGCAATGTAATTTTCTGATTGGGGATTTAGATTACAGTTTGTATATTGCTCAATAATTTGAGGCACTGCATCGTGGTCATAGGCTCTTCTAAGTTGAACCGTGAAGCTTCCATATGGATTAACATCTTCGTTATTGGAAGATTTAACATCTATAATGGAAATCTTAATGTTTCTATTTTCCCAATCACCACCATCGCGGGCGTGAAATTTAAAAAGTTGCGTGACAAAATCTGGATTTGTCGGATCAAACGTCATCGACCCGGACAAACCTCTTAGATCTTGAGAAATGACCCAGCCGCTAGTAGCAGACTTAGCAGGGAAGTTAAAATTAGCAAAATTGTCAGAGTAATTACTATTACTACCCAGCCCTAATATAATACCGTATACGTTACCGGCCCCTCCAGATACGTGAGTTTTTACCGACCTATCGAACGTGTGAGCCAACCAGTGTGATTCAAGATTACCAGCTTCCGTAAAGGTTGAGTTGGTTAGAATCGGATTAGTGTTAAACACCTTTCTAATGTATTTATCAGAAGTATGATCAAAATTGAACGTAACTTTTTTCGCACCCGATGGTAATGGGTCTCCAGCTACATTGTCCACATTGGTCCCACTAGTAATAATGGCAGTGAACTCACTATTAGCACCAACTGACTCAATAAATGTGGCATTTGAAGCAGTAAGTTGTGCTCCTCCCAAATCACCAACGCCCCTTATTGTTCCAGAAAGTGTAATGCTATTAGCATTTGAATCACTTGGGAGGTACCAAACTGCTGCAAGTGTTCCAGTAACATCAGAAGTCGCACCGTCTGCATTTGCAGAACCTGAATCAATCAAGAAAAGACCGTAACTTGCGCTTGTTGAACCAAGTTGCCAACCAGCAGAACCACCAGCCGTCTTATTTGTGTGCTCTTGACCTAAGAGACGAATAATCGTTGCACTTTCGCCGTTTTTCAACCAAGCTTGTGCTGCATAAGTAGCATACATAGGGGAGGTAAAATTACCATCTCGCCAAACATCGCCACCTTGTCCACCAGGAACAGGGTCGCCAAAAGTTTCGATGTATTCAGAAAATGAATTAACAGTAACAGGTCTCATACTTGGACCTCTTGCTGTTCTACCTATGACCACCGGACCTCTTGCGGGGGTCGCTGCAGGAATTTGTGAGTTATCGATTTCGTTAACAAAAACTCCAGGTGATACAAACTTATATTTTAATACTGACATATGCTACAGTCTCCTTGTTAGATAATGGTATTTGTCTCTAATAAATAGTGTTATGATACTTCAAAAGTATTACTCTTTGTAAAATCCTCTTTTATCTATGTGTTGTGGTATGTCGCCAAAAATAACTTTCTCTCTTGGCAATTTAACATCGACGGCGTTCTCACGATAAACAATTTTTGGTTTTTCTTGATTTTTGCCTTCTCCGACAATATAACCAAGTGTTTTTATATCTATTTTTGTTTCGTACATTCGATGTTCTGTATCGAGTGAAGATACATTGTTGTTCTGAGTAAAGTCCGATTGTATAAAGGACTCAAACCTGTGGCCATCGTGACGAGCGATAAAGTAGTTGATACCACCAGTCCTTGTCATAAATGGTATAACAAGATCGTTCATCTGCTCTTGATATTCTGTTTTAATGTTTATTGAATAAGTTATGTCAAGATACACGGGCATAGGAATAGTAACAGTTTGATATACAGTTTTTTTATTTTCTATTCTTCTTCCAAATGCATCTTTCTTTGGAAAGTTTCTTTGATCAATTCCAACATCACCGTGTCTTCTAAAAGTATCAGCGTTGGCAAAATTAGCCGTCTTGTCTTGTTTTATTCTTCGTGCAATGGTTACTGAACCGCCCTTCTCGTCATTGACCGGTGGGATGTTTGCCCAAGCAGTTCCTTTTCTTGCTGGATCCTTTACAACGTTTGTTCTTTCAATTGTTATTAATGGAAGCACCAAGGTACCATCCTGGTCTCTAATTTCTTTTCTTCTTTTAACTTGGAAAGAGCGCTCTGCAGATGTCCAGATAACAGGAACCTTTTTAAACCCCTCTTGTGTTGTTGTGTGCAAATCTAACTCATCTCGCAACCAATGATAGATTGCAAAATCAACAGTCTCTAAGGTAGAGGGCATAAATGGTATTTCTTGTGTTTTAGCTGGCATCAAACAGTCCCTTACGTGCTCTAATACATTTCGCTGTAATTTCCATCTTGTGATCTACTTGACCAAAGATTTGTCTTGGCTCGTTTAAAGTTACAATCTCATAATGAAAAGAACCGTAAAGAAGAAAATCCCCCTCTCTTACAAACAAATCTTGATCCTCTGTTAACCTTCTCTTGTGGAAATGAACAGTTAAGCTCGACCGACGATCAACACCGTAATTAGTTGTTGTTGTCTCGTGTCCTTCCCAC